GCTTGTAAAGGGTATGGTTGTGGCTATAGGTGAAGATGATGACAGCACGAATCAACCAGCACATAATATTGTGCGTGTTGAGTCTCTGACTGATAGTGGAGCCTATACAACAGCGCAAGTTCGTACTATCTCCAAAGCAGGTGCTGCTTCAGCAGAACTTGCTGTAGATGACAATACTAAATGTATGGTAGTTGGAACTTCTTTTGAAGAAGGTTCTGGTTCTCCAGATGTTTGGTCTCGTGAGCTTGATAATGATTATGGTTATACCCAAATCTTTAAAACAGCTTGTGAATTAACAAATACAGCAAGAGCAACTCGATACAGAGGATATGCTGACGAATGGCAACGGATATGGAATCTAAAACTAAGGGAACATAAGGTAGATATCGAAAGAGCAATGCTCTTTGGTCAACGTGCATCAGTTCAGGGTATACAATACTCTGAAGGTATTGCAGGTCATATTATGAAAAATAGTCAATCAAATGCAGTAGTAGATGGAACGCAAGTCTCTTATAATGAGGGAGAAGCTTATTTTAAATCTGTTACAGCTGGTGAGTGGACTTATGATGATATGCTTAGTGACCTTGAAGTAATATTCGACCCAGCTCGTGGTGGAAATTCTTCAAAGCTAGCTCTTTGTTCATTACCAGTTATTTCTCAATTCAACAAAATGGGTGATGGTGGATTCATTGATGGGTCAACCGCTTCAACTCAAGCTAAATATATGATTGAAAGAGCTCAAGGTTCTTTTGGACATAGAGTAACCAAAGTTGATACTATACATGGTGACATTACATTAGTAAAAGAACCATTGTTTAGAGGATTAGCTGCTGGTTTTATGTGCATGATTGATTTAGACCATGTATCATATAGACCCCTTGTTGGTAACGGACTTAATCGTGACACTCATATTGTTACTAATGTGCAGTCAGATGATGAAGATTTAAGAAAAGACATGATTCTTACAGAAGCAGGTCTAGAAGTAAGTCTTCCTGAAACTCACGCACTCTTCAATTTAGAAGGAGTATAAGATGAGAGCTGATTATTTAAATGAGAACAGTAATAGTACTTATGGCTATAAAAAGAAAGTCTCAGAAATTGGAGCTAATATAACTCTAACTTCTGAAGATAGTGGCAAAGTTTACGCTTGTGAATCTTCAGGCGGAGCTGTTGCAATTACACTACCGACTACTTTAGAAGATGGCGTCCACTACAAATTTATTGTATGGGAAGAAACTCCAACTGCTGATATTACTATCGCAGCTGGAAGCGCTATCATTAG